ACCGGCACCCAAACCCTTGGCGGCGCGTCTGCCTATACCATTGCCAACGGCACAAACGTAAAGGCATACATAGACCAAATACAGGCTGCCGAACAGGGCAGAATTTTTATGTCACGTACAGGCGTGCTAAATAGTGACCCTCGAATAGGAAATACCCTTAGCGGTAGTGTTGCTGATTTCCACGATGACGGAACCCAAATTCCGTACAACTCGCTAGCCATCACATATAACGCAGATCAGATTGTAAACCGTGCCAGCGTTCAACACCTAGGCGCGACCAGCCCCGAGGTGGCAGACGATTTAGCCAGCCAAACAAAATACCTAATCCAAACGGTAAGCATTACCGATAGCCTTTTACATAACGACGCCGCAGCGGCCACGCTTGCCAGTTACCTGCTAGTTGGGGAACCCGACGCCACTTTTACCGGGGTGCAAACCGATTACCTAATGCTCACTACAGCCCAACGGGAAACCCTAGCCCTAGTAGATATTGGGGATACGATCACCATAACCAACACGATTGCCGGCGGTGAAGTAGCCCAAGAATTAAGCGTAGAGGGCGTCGAGCATCGCCTAGATTTCGTGACCGGGCATCGCGTTACTTACTACACAGCGCCTACGGTGATCGTTTACGAGTTCATACTTAATGACCCAATTTACGGAAAACTAGACATACAAGACCCGCAACCCGTTTTAGGATAAAGTACAAATATGGCTACACCATTCCCGTTTGTTGCATCGCAGGTATTGACTGCCGCGCAACTTAATGCAATTACCGAATTACCGATTAACGCCAAAACCGCTAGCCATACGTTGGTTGCCGGTGACGCTGGCGCTCGAGTGCAAATGACCAACGCAGGCGCAACGACCATTACGGTTAATGCCTCAATTTTTAGTGCTGGCCAGTCCGTTTTTATTTACAATGCTGGCGCAGGAACATGCACAATTACAGCCGGCACGGCAACAGTTACAACAGGTTCAAGTTTAGCGTTGGCGCAATATGGGGGTGGAACGCTTTTATTTACCAGTTCTAGCGCTGCTACTTTTTTTAGCGGTGGCGGTGCTAACTATGGCACCGCAACAGGTGGCACGTCGTCAAGCATTACGGTTGGCGGCATAAATTACACGCTATTAACGTTTACAAGCGACGGCACGCTAACGGTAACTAAATCAGGTTTGTTTGATGTTTTGTTAGTTGCTGGCGGCGGTGGCGGTGGTGAAAATTATGATGGTGGACAAGGTGGCGGCGGCGGTGCTGGTCAATATGTAATTAAAACCAATTATTTTGAGGCTGGTTCTTTAGCCGTTGATGTTGGCGCTGGTGGTGCTGGCGGGCGTGCTGGTTTCAGTTCACAAATTGGAACAGCAACTAACGGCATAACTTCGGCAGGCGGCGGCAACGGTAATTTGGCTTATAGTTTGTCTAGGGCTGGCTCGGGTGGTAGCGGTGGTGGAACTTACTCGTCAAATATTGGTTTTGCTATGGGTTTTGGTGGCAATAACGGTGGCCCGGGTTTCAGTAGTCCATTTCCCGGCGGCGGCGGTGGCGGTGCTGGTGCTGTTGGTGGCACAGGTAGCGGCGCAACTGGTGGTGCTGGCGGTGCTGGTGTAGAAGTAAACACTTTTATAGGTGGCAGTAGTTTGTTTAAGGCAGCAGGCGGCGGCGGTTCTAGCACTACTGGCGGTGCAGGTGGTAGCAGTATTGGTGGTGCTGGTGCTTCAGGCGGCGGTGCTGGCGGTTCGGCAGCAGCAAACACAGGTAGCGGCGGCGGCGGTGGCGGTTCATCGTCAGGTTCAGGCGGCAGCGGCATTATTTACGTGAGGTTTAAGGTATGACCATTGAACAGTATTTTGCACAAATTGACGAAAACAATTTAGTTACATCGGTGCATGTAGTTACGCGCGAGTTTTTAGATGCAAACCCAGAGCGTTACCCCGGCACATGGGTAGAAACATTTTTCGATGTACCCGGCAAAACATACGCAGGGTTTGGTTACATCTATAACCCAACAACCAAAGATTTTAGCCCACCGCCAACACCTACACTTATATAGTAATGAAATGGCGTTATATGATCGGGTACGCACTATTTATAGTTGTAGTTTTGTGGGGTTGTAGTGGTTGCACAGTTTCTAAAACGAATATCGAATACCAATGTTTTACTAAGGCCGCTTGTGATTAAGACACCTGAACAGCAACATGCGGGGCTAATTGTTTTCGTTGGCCGCCTAATGGCTATTTGTTTTTCTTTTACCGTTATGGCGTTTATTTACGGCATTTTGTTTGTAGATCAGCCAACCGAACAGGCACCAACCGACGCACAGTTAATAGATTTGCTTAGCACGTTGCTTGTATTTCTCACCGGCACACTTAGCGGCCTTGTGGCGTCTAACGGCCTTAAGAGTAAGCCCGGCACCAATGCAGCCACCGATTAAGAAACTAGTTTTACCTGCCAATTTGGCGCACGTTAAACCCGGTGAACTACCAGCCAGCCTATTAGTAGACGTTAAACCGTTTGGCAAATTGCACCCATTGGCAGCCAACGCATACAACGCGGTTAGGGCGCTTGCGTTTGCGTCAGGCCTTAAACAATTTAAGCCCACTAGCGCCGGTGACACATACCGCAGCATTTCATTACAGCGGCAAGGATTTCTAGCCCGATACCAACTAGAGCCAATACCCGGCGTTAAACCTCGAGTATACGAAAACAAAAACTATTACCTAAAGCCGGGCAATGCGCCGATGGCGGTGCCGGGTAGTAGTCGGCATAATCTCGGTTTGGCCTGTGATTTTGCAAACATGTCGGGCGAAACTTTTGCCTTTATGTGTGAGCATGGCCCTGCATTTGGGTGGTCACTTGAGGTAATGCCAGCCGAGCCATGGCATTGGTTTTACTGGCCCGGTGACAAAGTACCGGCAGCGGTAACCCAATACTTGCAAGGGCTTGCGCCAGTATCCCCCACCGCGTAACACGCGCCTACTACCGTTTTGTTACCGACGAAAAAAGGTTTACCGCGCATGACTGAACTACAAACCTTTACCTATGAAGCATTTGTAGGCAAACTAGAAAACGGGCAACAAGTGCTTGTGCAGATTTTTAGAAACCCGGACACGCTTGAAGTATTACACGGCCAAATTGCGTTTAAGACCATTGCAAACGGTACATGGCAAACGCCTTACACGATTGAGAAACTATGAAAATTGCAATTAAAGCCGCGTTTATCGCGCTATTCACTTTTACCGCTGCCGGCATTGCGTATGCCCTACCGATGCCTACAGACCCGGCACTAGACCGCCCCGTAAGCCCTACAACCGTTTACGTGGCAACCCCACCAACTACCACATTGCCGCCATACGTGAACACATGCACGCAGGTAGCCGTTTTGGCGTTAGCCGAGGGATTACCCCAAGATCAGTTAGAGACCGCGCTACGCGTCGCTGTGCGCGAGAGCCGTTGCACCGAAAATGCGTTTAATGGCACCGATACAAAAGGTGGTAGCCGTGGGATTTACCAAATTAACGGGGCATGGTGCGTACCAAACGAGTACTGGCCTATTGGCTGGCTACAAGCCAAGGGGATACTCGAAACGTGCGACGATCTATTTAATCCAACAATAAACACACGTGCCATGGTTGCTATTTGGCGTAACAGCGGTTGGTTACCATGGAATACAGCGAAGTAAAACAATATATAGACCCCGACAACTCACTAAGTGAGGAAAGTAGACGCATGTTAGACCCGACAGCAAACGCAATGGCAAAACACCAAATGGCCGTATTTGATCTAATAGACGAAATATGCAGACCAGCACACATACCCTACAAACCCCGCCACGCAGACCTAATAGCCCGGCTAAAGCGCGTAGCAACTGACCTAGACCTAAGCGGCAACGCAACAGGCTGGCAGGCCGTTAGCGAGGCTATCGAAGCATTAGGGGGCTGAAATGGCGTTAATCACCCTAACCCCTGAACAGATATTTAACGTGCGCGACGTCGCCTACAAAAAAGCCATGGAATGTGAACTCGGCAAAATGAAAAACCGTTACAACGTGCCAGTAGCGACTACAAGTTATGACAGCGCTTTAACCGGTGGATACGGTGAACAGGCACTAGCCGTTTACCTTGGCGTCGAGTGGGGTTTTAAGCCTTACGACATTACAGCCAACGACGTTGCCGGTTATGAGGTGCGCTCGACATATCACGCTAAAGGCCGTTTGCTAACACATAACGAGGATAAAAACGGGCTATACATTTTGGCGATCATTGACCGCGACACATACACCGTAAACCTTGCCGGCTGGTCAAACCTTAAACGCTGCAATACACCGGGCCGTTGGGCTACTGATCTACCAGCACCATGCTACGCAATGCCTCAAGCCGATTTATGGCCTATGGAAATGTTGCCCGCAACCGCGCTATACGCATCTGCTATAAATAACTAATACACCCGACTAACAGAAAGCCCCCGACAATGAGACCATGCCCCAAATGTGGCGTTACTACATACGCCTACAAAGCAAGCAAATTACACGATCGCACCCTGTATTTTCACCCCGGCACATGCAAAAAGGCGGCTTACAAACATGGCATTTAACATAGATAACTACGTAGACGTACCAACACGCCTAGCCGAAGCATTGAAGCGTTACCCCGATTTGCGCATACAAGAAACCGCAGCCGAGGTAGTAACCATGCCCGACGGTTCGACGTTTTACCGTTGCACAATTACCGTTTGGCGCGACGCAGCCGACCTAATTCCAAGCATCGCAACCGCAGCCGAACCATACCCGGGCAAAACCCCGTACACCAAAAACAGCGAATTTATGGTGGGCATGACAAGCGCGTTAGGCCGTGCGTTGGGCTATATGGGGTTTGGTATTAGCAAAAGCATTGCCAGCCGTAACGAAATTGAAGCGCGGCAAGACTCTAAAAAACCTGATGCACAAATAGCACCCATCAGGCGCGAAACCTTAAGCGCCCACCCTAAACAGGCAAGCCAAAAACAGGTTTACTTTATTAAATCTTTGGCCAAAGGTGCGGGGTTTGATGAGGCCGCATTACACGATTACATTGCAGCCACGTTGGATAGCGACGCGGTAACACTCGAAACGCTAAACCCTGAACAGGCCACGCAAGTTATTGACGCGTTAAAGCATTTGCCAAGTAGCAAAACCGACTAATGGGTTACGTGGCGTTCAACATTATTGGCATAATTATTGGTGTTTGGCTAACCGTTTTAGTGATGATGAGGCATGGCAAATAATGGCAATGCTTGAAGCACAGTTTAAGAATACGGTTATAGACATTGCTACCCGCTACGGCTGGCTAGTTCACCATGACTTACCAGCGATGAACAGGCGCGGCAAATGGGCTACACACATACAAGGCGATAGCGGTTTCCCCGATTTGGTGTTACTTAATAGCAAAGGTGTGCTAGTTTTCGCAGAACTTAAAACCGATGTGGGCGTAGTACGCAAAACACAAGAAAAATGGCTCGAGCGTTTAGATAAAGCGGGCGTAATTGTGCAAGTGTGGCGCCCTAATCAGTTGCCAGTAATAATCAGATTTTTAGCAAGCGCGTAAAGAGGAAATATGACCACACCACGGCAAACGGAACTAATAGAAATGCTGCACGAATTGGCAGAGCATTTGGGGTGCGCGTTGTATAGCGACGATTGGCGCACTCGAGAGTACGCAATAGTGGCGTTTAACCAATACAAAAAGTTATGCCCGGGCCAAGTGGCAAGTTACGAGTTTTACGAGCAAGGTTAAATAACCGCTAACGCGGTGCCGGCATTGACTGGCCAAGCCCTAAGCCCGTTGCACGGTAGTTGGGAACATACGGCAACGTAGGTAGTGCGCTATGCCCGTAATCATGCTTGACGAAATGACCGGGCCAATGGCGCGGCAGCCTGTAAACATAATCAGGCGTAAGTAAGTGGGTACGAGTTAGGGCAACCTCGTGGGTGGGGCTGTAGCGCATTAGGCTTTACATGGTGTAAGCATTGACATACACATAACAAACAAACGCACAAGGACATAGCCCGACATGATTACAAACGCAGCAACACCAACAGCAAGGCGCTTGCGCCGCGCTAGCACAAGCCGTAGGCGCGTGAGCCATGCCAAGTAAACAGCAAGGGCCAAGGCCTCGAGGTCAAGCCGACTACAAGAAAAACAAACGCATACTCTTAGCCGAGAACCCCTTTTGCCATTGGTGCGGTATGCCTGCAAGCGAAGCCGATCACCTAATAGAGGTAGACCGCGGCGGTGATAACTCGCTAGAAAACATGGTAAGCGCTTGCCGTAAATGCAATGCAGTACGCGGGAATTTATACAGGGCTGCACGTGACGCAGGAAAAATAAATAACGCAAACCCAATGCCAGTAAGCAAAACAGAACCCCAACACTCACAGCGTTTTTTTGGGGAACCAAGAGAAGCC